CCCCTATCTTTTCTTCCAATATATCCCCAATGCGGTCGGAAGTTCACCGAGACAGTCCATTCTCAGCCCGACCAGTCCCGATCGATGGTGAATGATGGGAACTCGTAAACAGCCGCTACGAGGGGCAACCAAAGCAAGGCTTCACAGTCCACTTCTCAAGGGCAAAACTAGAGCCGATGAAGTCGCTAAGATGGCCGAGGATCTAGGGACGCCATTATTACCGTGGCAACGCTGGATGCTTGATGACATGATGCGAATTGACGCTAAAGGTAACTACATTCGCAAGACTTCCCTGTGTCTAGTAGCTCGTCAAAATGGTAAATCTCATCTAGGACGTATGAGAGTGATATGGGGTCTGTTCTATGGAGGCGAGACTAAGCACCTGATCATGTCCTCTAACCGAGCGACAGCCTTAATGACCTTTCGAGAGATCGCGTGGATCATCGAGAACGCACCTCACTTAAAGGCAGGCACTAAGGCGATTAGATACGCTAACGGCGGCGAACGAATAGAGCTACTTAACGGGGCAACACTTGATCTAGTATCTGATACTCGTGACTCATCTCGTGGACGTACTGCCGACTTCCTCTGGATCGATGAAGTCCGAGAGATCAGTAAAGACGGCTACACCGCCGCGATCCCAACTACTCGCGCACGGGCTAACTCTCAGACTCTACTTACTTCTAATGCCGGGGATGCCTTCTCTGAGACGCTTAACACGCTAAGAGAACGAGCCTTATCCGCGCCTCCTAAGTCTTTCGGATTCTACGAATGGTCAGCACCGCAATACTGCAAGATCACAGACCGAAATGGCTGGGCAATGAGCAATCCCGCCCTTTCATATACCATCACAGAGGAGTCCCTTGAAGAAGCTGTCGCGACTAATAAGATTGAGGACACTAGAACAGAGCTTCTATGTCAATGGATTGATTCTCTGCAAAGTCCGTGGCCTCATGGCGTACTTGAGGCAACCTCCGATGCCACGCTCACGATTCCGATCGGTGGCTATACAGTTTTTGGCTTCGATGTATCTCCATCTCGCCGCAATGCAAGCCTCGTTGCTGGTCAGATTATGGGTGATGGAAGAATCGGAGTCGGTATCCTGCAGACGTGGGAGTCTCAAGTCTCGGTCGATGATCTAAAGATTGCAGCCGAGATCAAAGCGTGGGCTGATCAGTACCGACCTAAAATGATCTGTTATGACAAGTACGCAACGCAGTCAATCGCCGAGCGCCTTGCCAATGCAGGGCAGATAACGCAAGACGTGTCAGGGCAACAGTTTTATCAGGCATGCTCGGACTTACTTGATGGTCTGGTGAACAGTCGAGTAGTCCATAACGGGCAAGATGAACTAATTAAACAGATGAATAACTGCGCCGCTAAAGTCAATGACTCAGCGTGGAGGATCGTAAAGCGTAAGAGCGCTGGCGATATATCTGCTCCTATCGGCTTAGCGATGGTAGTTTCGATGCTATTAAAACCTCAACAGATCGCAGCGATTTACACTGGATAGTGTATAATTGCCCTCTATGGGTCTATTCGATCGTAAGCCAAAACAGTTAGAAGCTCAGGCTAATCCTCAGATTATGGGCGATGCCTTCTACGCGTCTAACTATTACTACAGCCCTTCCGTTACTCGCCAAGCCGCTATGAGCGTCCCAGCCGTTAAGCGCTGCCGTGACCTACTCTGCACAGTCGGTACTATTCCGCTTGAGTATAAGAAGATCACTACTGGCGAGAAGATTCCAGCCCCTCGTTGGGTGCATCAACTATCAAAGCATCAACCGCAATTCGTTACAATTTCATACCTAGTAGATAGCCTTCTCTTTTTTGGCGAGGCGTTTCTTGAAATTACCGAATCTTATCAGGAGGACAATCGAGGTGCAGTCTTCGAGTGGGTTGCTAATACTCGCGTCACTACCGAGGTAGATCCTTATGGGCAATTCGTTACACAGTACCTAGTCGATGGCAAGCCACGTCCAATGTCTGGCCTTGGCTCACTCGTTACCATTCAATCATTTAATGAAGGCATCCTCACGACTGGCGCTCGTACAATTCAAGCAGCTATCGATGTCCAGAAGGCAGCCGCTGTTGCAGCTGGCACTCCAATGGCTACAGGTTATATCCGTAACTCTGGCGCTGACCTTCCACCTGCCGAGGTTCAAGGATTACTCGCCGCATGGAAGTCAGCACGTCAAAATAGATCGACGGCTTATCTTACTTCTACTCTCCAGTACGAAGCCGTAGGGTTCTCTCCTAAAGACATGCTCTACAACGAAGCGATCCAGAATCTTGCAACCGAGATCAGTCGCTTAGCCGGAATCCCTGCCTACTATCTTTCGGCAGACATGAATACATCAATGACTTATGCCAATATTATCGATGAGCGCAAGCAGCTCGTAGCCCTAGCGTTCCAGCCGTACATATCCGCGATCGAACAAAGACTATCTATGGATGATATCTCTACGGCTGGACATTGTGTGAAGTTCGATCTCGATTCTTCATTCTTACGTGTAGAGCCTATGCAGCGCTTACTCGTATTAGAGAAGATGCTTAGCCTCGGACTTATTACTATCGAGCAGGCGATGGAGTTAGAAGATATGACACCTAATGGAAGCGATTACTAATGGAAACCTTATACATCCAGGCATCATCTATCGAGTGCAGTGAAGACCGCCGCGAGATTTCAGGAAAGATTGTGCCACTAGGTACAGGCGAGATCGGTAATACCAATCTCGGCGCTTACACATTCGAGGCTGGATCTATTGAGATCGAAGATGTAACAGCCATCAAACTATTTAGCCAGCATGACATGAAGAAGCCAATCGGGCGCATGACAGCAAGTGAAGTCAAAGAAGATGGCATCTATGCGACCTTCAAGTTATCTCGATCAAGCGCTGGAAGTGACGCGCTAGTAATGGCTCAAGAAGGCTTGGTATCTGGACTTTCAATCGGTGCAGAGATCATCGCATCAAAGCCATCACGCGATGGACACACAGTCGTATCAGCGGCTAAATTAAAAGAAGTTTCTCTAGTGACTGAGCCAGCCTTTAAGTCGGCTCAAGTATTAGAGATCGCAGCGGAAGAAGCAGAAGCTGAAGCCGTGGAAGAAACCCTACCTACAGAAAGCGAGACCATTGTGGAAGACACAACAGTCGTAGCAACACCAGTAGAGGCCGCGGCTGTAGAGGCCGCTGCACCTACAATCAAAGCAATGGCATACACAGCGCCACGCATTGATTCAGCCCCACATGTATTCCTAGAGAACGCAGTACGCGCATCACTCGGTGATGACAATGCTCGCCAGTACCTAGCGGCTGCATCAGATACAACAACAACAGACGTAGCAGGACTCGTTCCAACACGTCAACTAACAGAGATCATCAACAACAAGTCAACTTCTGGTCGTCCGTCAATTGATGCGATCAGCTCAGGGCAACTCCCAGACGCCGGCTTTAAATTCCAGATCCCTCGCGTTAAGGAAATCCCTACCGTTGAAATCGAGCCAGAAGGCGCAGCGTTTTCAGATACTCAGGTTGAAATTGAATACCTAGATGTCACAGTATCCAAATTCGCCGGGATGCAACTTTTCGACGTCGAGGTTCTAGACCGCACAAGTCCGGCATTCTTCGCAGAATTGCAATCACTCATGGCCGATGCCTATGCTAAGGCAACAAACGTCGCAGTACGCACAGCGATCCAAACAGGCGCTTCAGCTGATGCAACAACGATCACCCTTCCGTGGGATGGCGCTGAGATGGCTGGCTTCATTGCCCGCGCATCTGACAGCATCTACACCAACACACTTCGCTTTGCACAAAGCGTAATCGTATCTCCTACACAATGGGCGAACATCATGGGAATGGTTGATTCACAGAATCGTCCTCTCTTCATTGCTTCACAGCCACAGAACGCAGCTGGATCAGTATCACAGTCACTACGCGGATCACTCCTCGGACTTGACCTCTATGTCGACTACTCACTCACAGGAGTGGCAGACGGATCTATCCTCGTTGTCAACCGCGATTCATACACATGGTACGAGTCACCTCGCCTACAGCTACGCGCTGATAAGGTCGGTACAGGTAAGGTCGAAGTTGGTTACTACGGATACGGCGCGATTGCTACAAAGGCAGCCGCAGGCGCATTCAAGTTCAACAACGCTGCATAAGTAAGACCCTAAGTCGCTGGCGGCGGAGTGCCCTTCTCCGCCGCCAGTCTTTAGAAAGGAAAACAGGATGGCTCTGACAACAGTTGCAGAATTAAGAAGCGCCCTCGGAGTGGGAACACTCTACGCAGACGCGACGCTTCAATCTGTCTGTGACGCCGCAGATGAAGTCCTACTACCTTTCGTATGGAGTAACACAGAATTTTCTATTGGTCACAAGAATGTGGGCACAGTCGGAACTCTCTACTTTGACATCAATGTCGACGAAATTTATTACATCGGTCAAACAATTAACATTACTGGCGCAGGGTCGCATTTCAACGGCAATAAGACAGTCACATCCGTCAACGCTCGCGAGATCACAGTTACGACCAATCATGTCGCAGATACGCCTTACCATCCTTTCAATCCTTACGCGACGATCAAAGCATCAACCTATTTAGATCCAGCCGACGTTAAGGCTATTCAAGAAGCATCGCTCATGGTCGCCATTGACATCTGGCAGAGCCGTCAAGCGCCATCAAGCGGTGGAGTAACCATCGATGGCTATCAGCCTTCTCCTTATCGCATGGGCAATACCCTTCTAGCGCGTGTTCGTGGATTGCTCGCACCTTATCTCGATCCGAGATCGATGGTGGGCTAATGGCCGCCATATCAACACTACGCGCAGGTATCGCCGCAGCCCTAGTAGATAATACTAAGTACTCAGTATTCGCATTCCCACCTGCAACGCCTATTGCTAACAGCGTGATCATTTCACCTAGCGATCCTTACATTACGCCGTCTAACGGATGGCATGCGACTATCTCGCCTATGGCGAACTTTACTATTTCCGTCATGGTTCCATTGTTGGATAACGAAGGCAACCTAAACGGGATCGAGGATAATATTGTGCGAGTCTTCAATAAACTCGCTGCATCCTCATACACCTATAACGTCACAGAGGTATCGGCTCCAGCCGTACTCAGTGCCGTCTCTGGTGATCTACTTACATGTAATATCAATATCTCAGTCCTAACGAGTTGGAGCTAAAATGTCCGAGTGGGAAAAAGAGCAAGAAGCCTTCCTGATCAAGATCGGGCAGGTAGCACCATCAACACCTAAGCCAGCACCTACCAAGAAAGACGAGGAATAATCTCATGGCTGTATTTCTAAATAACAAGGTCGGCGTGAAGATCAATTCTGTCGATCTATCTGATCATGTGACGTCTGTCACACTTAACCGCACTTTTGATGAACTCGAAGTAACAGCGATGGGCGATGGCGGACATAAGTTCGTCAAGGGTCTTGAGGCTTCATCAGTTACTATCGACTTCCTTAATGACACAGCGACCGCTAACGTCCTAGCGACATTGCAAGCCGCATGGGGAACAAACGTCACAGTAGTTCTCCTACAGGAAAAGGGAACCGCCGTAGGCGCGACAAACCCTCTCTACACGATGACCTGCCTTATCAACAGCACTACAGATATCAACGGCGCAGTCGGTGACATCGGTATGCAAAGCCTGACATTTAACGTATCAGGTACTACAGTAGTAGCCACAACAGGCACATTCTAAACTAACTAAACAAAGGGGCAAAGCATGGCAAAATTGATAGGCACAATGGCAGACGGATCAGTACACAATGTCGAGATCACACCTCGATT